TCATGCAAGAGCATGGGGCGAACCTCCAGAACCTGCTAGCAGAGTCGGGCCGTGGATACGGCTCACTCACAACGGAAGTGGACGGCGTAAAGCTGACGTACGAAGTCAAGGCGACCTACCTGTGGGATCAGGGCAAGTTGCAGGCTCTGTACGAGTCGCTGCCGCTGGCTGACGCACGGGAACTTGTCACCACCAAGATGTCGGTGTCGTCCAAGACCATCGAGCGCATCGGCAACGAAGACGTGCTGCGGCGCGTTATGGAGGCGCGTACCACCAAGTTCAGCGAACCCCGTATCACCTTCGTAAAATGAGCCTGCGCATCATTAAGGCAGACGAGCGCCTCAAGCGCACCTCGGACTGCGTGAAGGCGGTTGTGTTCGGCCCTGCCGGTGTTGGTAAAACCTACCAAGCCCGCACGCTGGACGCGAAGAGCACGCTGTTCGTTGACCTCGAGGCCGGTACGCTGGCGCTGGGTAAGGACTGGAAGGGCGACTGCCTCGACATTCGCGGCACGTCAAACGAGATGGGCGCTCACCCGTGGGAGCTGGCTAAGGCCATTGCCCTGTGGCTGGGTGGGCCGGACCCTGCTGACGCCAACGGCTCCTACTCGAAGTCGGCGTACGAGTCGGTTGTGAAGGCTTTCGGGCCGGCGTCCGGACACGAGCAGTACGAGACGCTGTTCGTTGACTCCATCACCGTTGCAAGCCGGATGTGCTTCGCGTGGTGTCAGCAGCAGCCCGAGGCGTTCAGTGACAAGACCGGCAAGCCTGACACCCGTGGGGCCTACGGGCTCCTTGGACGCGAAATGATTCGTTGGGTGACCCAGCTCCAGCACTGCCACAAGAACGTGGTGCTGGTGGGGATTCTGGAGCAGCAGGAGGATGAGTTAAAGAGGAAGTACTGGGACGTTCAAATCGAGGGCTCGAAGACGGGTCGCGAGTTGCCTGGTATCTTTGATCTCGTTCTGACGCTTCAGAACTTCGAGGCAGAGGACAAGTCGCAATACCGCGCCTTCGTCTGCCACCAACAAAACCCGTGGGGCTACCCCGCAAAAGACCGCTCCGGTACGCTGGAGCTTCAAGAACCCGCTGACCTTGGGAAGGTGCTCGCCAAGATCCGCGCAGGTAAACGCATCGACACCGCCAAACACTAAAAACAAAAATCGAAATCAGTATGTTCAACGCACAATCAACAAACGTCGGGTCAACAGAGATGGAACTCATTCCCAAGGGGACAGTGGCGAAAGCCGTCCTTGTGGTGAAGGAGCGCAAGAGCAGTCAGTCCACCGGTGGAGACTACCTCTCCATCGAGCTCGCCATCCAAGGGGGCCAGTACAACAACCGGCGCGTGTTCGGGATGGTCTGCAACCCGTTTGACGAGAACAACAGCGAGGCGTGGCGCCAGATGGGTATCGGGGCGATTACTCGCATTCTTGAGAGCCGTGGCGTCTTCAACTACGAAGACCCCGCTTCTTACGAGCAGTTCAACAGCGGTGATTTCAATCAAATCATCGAGGCGCTCAACGGCGCTGAGGTCGTCATCAAGGTGGGCATCGACAAGGGCAAAGACGGACGCGCTGACCGTAACTCCATCAGCGACTGGGGTTCACCAAACCCAAGCAGCAACGGGCACAAGCTCTGGAACCAAGCCAATGAGAGTGCGCCCGAGGCGAAAGCACCGGTGCCAGTAGCGAAGACCGCCGCGCCTGCGGCGACGGCTGGCAAGAAACCTGCTTGGTTGAAGTAGTACAGTTTGGGGTTGTGGGGGGCGGGGCAATAATGGTTGTCTCGCCCCCCTTTTTTGAGGTAAAACCAGCGGCATTCTCAAGCCGAATGGTGTGCAGGGAGATCCTGCAACGACGCTTTTTCATTTTTGCGTCAGTGAAACAAAGGCACTTACATGATTTTACGACCAAGGCAGGCTCAGTTCGTTGACGCCTGCATTGACGCACTGGGCAAGTGCGGCAACACACTAGGAATCGCGCCAACTGGCGCAGGTAAGACGGTCATGGGCAGCGCGATTCTCGCGCCGTTCGTGAAGAAAGCACCGGTACTCGTCATACAGCACCGCGACGAGCTTGTCACCCAAAACAAAGAGACCTTCAAGCGGTACAACCCGTCGGCCAAGGTTGATGTGTTTAACGCCGAGCGAAAGGCGTGGTCCAGCGGGGCGACCTTCGGGATGGTGCAGACGCTGTGCCGGCCGCTCAACTTGGCAACGATGCCAAGCGGGATGTCGGCGCTGTTCATAGATGAATGTTTCCCAAAAGGAACGCTGATTGATGGAAAGCCAATCGAAGAAATTGGCATTGGAGACAATGTTAAAACCCACCTTGGTGAAGGCAAGGTAACGCATTTATTCAAGAGCAAGCCAACAAGCTTTGTGTCGATTCATTTTGTTGGAGGACAAGTTCTTAACTGCACAGGCAGTCATCCGGTTTGGACTCAGAGAGGATTTGTTGCCGCCAAAGATTTGACCAGTGACGATATGATGGTTAACATCATACCGTATGGCAAACTGCGTAATTTGCGAAAAGGAAATCCCAGTCAAAACGTATCGAGGAGCACGTCCAGGCAGGCTGTGCGGACAGAGGGAGTGCAAGGTGGAGCTCTCAAGGAGAACCATACGCAACAGTTTCGAGAAACATGGAGGAGAGATAACAAAATTCAGAAAGACGAATGGGATGCACGATCCAGCGGTGCGAGAAATTGTCTCAACCAAACTGCGTGCAATGAAGTGGAAGCCACCGGTTCGGAAGGGGAATGGGACTGGGCCAACAATCCATCAGCTTGCGATAGCATCTGCCCTAGGGTGGCAAATGGAGGTTGCCATACCGACAAAACGGAAATCATCGGAAAGGCTTTATCCAACTTGCTACAAAGTGGATGTTGGGAATTCAGAACTGAAAGTTGCAGTGGAGGTAGACGGAAATTCTCATTTATCTCTAAAGAGAAAGGCTCAAGACGAAAAGAAAGACGCGTTTTTGAAGTCTATCGGGTGGACGGTATTGAGGTTCACCAACAAACAAGTTGCGGGACATTTGGCGGATTGTGTCCAGACGGTTTTGTCTACAATATCGAAGTTGAAAACGGAAATACCTACTTCGCAAACGGATACTTAGTCCACAACTGTCATCATGTAGCGGCTGAAAGCTACATGAACATCGTGCAGGCGTTTCGCGAACGCTCGCCAGATGGCGTCATTCTCGGGCTTACTGCGACACCGGAGCGTGGGGACAAGCAGGCGCTCACGGCGGTGTTCAACAACGTGGCCGACAAAATCACCGTAGGCGAGCTCATCGCAGCGGGGAACTTGGTTCAGCCGCGTGCGTTCCGCATGGACATCGGGCTCAACGACCAGCTCCAGAACGTGCAGAAGACCGGTGCGGAGTTCGACATGGGCGAAGTCGAGGCCATCATGGACAAGCGTGCAGTGCACTCGGAGATTCTGCGGCACTGGCGTGAGAAGGCATCAGACCGGTCCACCGTGGTGTTCTGCTCGACCATCCAACATGCGCAGCACTTGGCTGAAGCATTCCGCGACGACGGTATCTCCGCCGAGGCCGTCCATTCCGAGATGTCGGACGACGACAACGCCACCATCCTGCGGCGGTTTGACCAAGGCAAAATCAAGGTGCTCCTCAACGTGATGAAGCTGACGGAGGGCTGGGACTGCCAGCGTGTGGGGTGCGTTGTGCTGGTGCGCCCGTGCAGTCAGAAGTCGACGATGATTCAGATGATTGGGCGAGGGCTGAGGCCGTGCATCGACGCCAAGCGATACCCTGGCGTGATTAAGAGCGATTGCATCGTGCTGGACTTCGGCGCATCGCTGCTCACGCACGGTGACATCGATGCGGGAGACCGGTTGTTCGTTCGCCAGAGCGAGACCGGCGAGGCGCCCATGAAGAAGTGCCCCGAGTGCGGTATTCAGGTGCCGGCAGCGGTCGGGAGCTGCCCCGTGTGCGGCTACATCTTCCCCGTGCGGGTCAACGGCGTTGAGACCATCGAATCGTTTGAGATGTCGGAGATGCAAATCATCGAGATGTCACCTTTCCGGTGGGAGTCGATGTACAGCGACGCCGTGCGTATGGCGAACGCGCTGACGGCGTGGGGCGCGGTCATCAAGCTAGGGGAGGTGTACAACGCGATTGGCGGCGTCACCGGTGGAGTGGTCACAATCATCACGCGCACCAACTCCAAGGAGCTCGCGCTGGCTCAAGCGGACGACTTCTTGCGGCGAAACGGGGATAGAGCGAACTCGCGCAAAACGCGGTCATGGATTAAGTTACCACCTACCGACTCGCAGCGGCAGCACATGGCGGATGTGCCCATGTTCGGGATGTCTCGGTATCGTGCGAGTTGTCTGCTGAC